TCTGTTACATATGTGTCTATTACAGGTTTTACCGTATCTGTTACATAGTCGTCTAATTTTGTCTCTTTTTCTTTTGTGTAATTATCTAAATGTGTCTCTTTTTCTGCTATATATTTTTCTAAATCTGTTTTACTATCTGCTACTACTTTGTCTTTAAACTCTTTTTGCTCTGCTTCTGTATTGTAATCTACCCCATTCACGGGCTTTGGTCCAATAGGGCCGGTGTCACCTGTGTCACCTTTTTCGCCAGGGTCTCCACGTTTAGCTAGCAATTGCCAATACTCCGTATTGGTTGGAACTATTCCTGTGCAACCATCTTCTGCTATGCACATATAACTCGCTCCATCGTACGTAACTACATCTAACCACTCATAATTTTGCTTATTTTTATAATCTTTTCGTGGTGTTATTGCTACTTTTCCTATATCTGTTATTTCAGTTTCCATTTACTATTCTTACCCCCAATCTTCCAGTTTTTTTAGTAAGCGTAAAACTTGTATTCCCTAATTTTTTAGTTGTTATTATTTGTAAATGCTTATTTTCCTTATTTATCTTAAAATTTGCAAATTGTATTGCTGTTGCCATGTTTTTTACACCTTCAGCTATATCACTTATTTCGGTTTTCTTTTCTGTAGCATTGTTATCAAATTCATTTGTCTTTCCTTTTGCATTAGTATTAAACTCCTCTATCTTTGTTTCCGCATTGCTGTTATAATCTTCTATTGCTGTATTAGCTTGTTTTGCAAATTTCTCTGTTTCTTGCTCCATCTTTTTTTCTAATTCAACATTTTTGTTATACTGTTCTAATATGTTATCTTCTAATGCTTTTATTTTCTCTATATCGCCATTTATACTTACAGATACATTAGTTATAGCTTGTAGATATTTCTCGTATACATTTGTATCCTCGTCCGTATATTCTTTATTTGGTTCATACTCTGCGGAAGATGTTATTATTGTCTTTGTAATTAGGTTTGTTGGGATTCTTTTTACTATCTTGTCTTCTTGCACTAAAAATCCGAACTACTCCAATTTGGTATCTTCCATTTGGCAAGTTCGGTAAAACTGTTTTATTATCTACTATTTGTTGCTCATATACATCGGAATCGTTTATAAATAACATTTTTTTAGCCAGGTTGTCCCATTCTTCAGAAAAATCAATATCTATGTTATATAGGTCTATTGCTTTCGCATACGTATTTTCTGTTTCTACTATTTCTAAATAGTCTTTTTTTACTTTAAACTGCATTATAACACCTCACTTGCTACTAGGATTTTACTTTCTGTTATATAGTAATTGTTAGCATCTGTATTTATTTCATAGACAACCGTACTTTCTTCTATTATTTCTATATCTTTTATCTTTATTTTTCTTCCGGTTATATCCTCTAAAATATCCACAACTTTTAAATCTTTTGCTATAACAGTTCCTCTTAAAGTTAGAAATGGGTGTGAATAACTTGCTTTTATTTCTTCGTTTTCTACTTTTATTCTGTAAATTTTATTAACTATATGCTCATACTTCTTTGTTACAGGCTTTATTCCAGATGTTGTTACTATATTATCATTTATTTTTATATCTTTTATTTCTTTCATTCCTGTTTCTGTCAGAACTTTTGTATCTCCTGCAAAACAAGCCTGTCCATCTAAAACCATATATAAACTATATTTATTACCGTAATTGTCTGAATTTAATAAAAATTCTCCTATGTCCGTATATGTTAATTTTATCCATATGTATATAATCGTATCTTCTACTATATCTGTATCTATGTTTCCATTATGATTTGTAACTTCAACAAAATTTGTTGGTGTTTCAGTTTCACTAGTTACATATCCAATTTCTATTTTTGATAAATTCTCTTGACTTATTCCTTCTAAATTATATCCCAGAACGCTTCCCGTATTATAAAATGCGAAATTTTGACTTCTTTTAATTGTATCTATTTTTAAATCAGATATTGCTTTTTCTATGCTTTCAGCCAATAGCTTAAGATGTGTAGGAACGTCTGCTTTATCAGTTTCTTCTGGATATGGGAATTTATATTTACTTGTTTCTCCCATCTTCTCTTCCTCCTTATTTTTTTAAAATGTCATTATATGTTTTATTTTTCAATTGCTTATACGTCTTTTCTTTATAATCACTATACTTATAAAAAATATCTGCTAAATTTAGGGTGTGGCACCACCTATTTAAATCATCGCTTGTTATAAAACTCGGACTTGTCCACTGCTTTTTTTTAAATTTTTCTTCTACGAATTTATTTAATTTTTCTATATTGTCCTCTATTAATTGTAAATCCTCAATGTATAAAAAATCTCCCATACTTTTTTTGTAAGTATTTATTTTTATTAAATTATAAAAAGCCGAACTGGTATTTATAGATGTTACAATTCCGAAGTTCTCTGGCAGTTTATAATTTTTTAGATTAATTTCAGTTTTTGTATTATTTTCACATACTAAATAAAGAAAATCTTGATTTTTTCCCAAATTTTGTTTGAAATTTATTGCTATTCCTTCATAGTCTATTGTTTTATAATTTTCAGTATTTTCAAACTTACACTCACCTATCAAATTATTTTCGGTTGTAATAATTGGTACTACATTTTCTGTTACTAGCCATTCATATTCTACTTCACTTTCTATATCTAAAAATAACTCTTCTCCACTTAGATCATCTCCTACTTGAATGTTTCTCGTTTTACTTTTCAGCTCCGGACGTTCAATATTTAAATTTTCTAATATTTTTAACATAGTACTAAAGATATTATTATAATCTGTTACCTTTAATTTATCATCTTGAGTCCAATTATCCTTTAACATTATTTTTTTAATCTCCTTCCACGGTCAAATAATAATCCAAAGTTCCGTTATATTCATATTCTATTCCTGTTATAATTCCTGTTTTATATATCATCTCATTTTTTGCATTATATATTCCTGTTTCAAATTCAATGGTATCTCCAATTTCATATGCAAATATGTCGTTTATATGCAAAATATAGCTATATTTTTTCTTTAAGTTGTTCGTATACCAATTAGCAATTTCTTTGGCTTTTTCTTCACTTGTTATATTTCGATTATCTATTACTATTTCTTCATTTTTACCATTGTTTATTATAAAATCATAGCTTGAAAATTTAAATGGTCTTATTTTGGCTGTTAATTCATATGTTTTGTCTGCATATTTGCTGTTTGGCAAATAATGAATATATATTAAATCAAAATAAAGGCTTCCTACATTTGATGTTACACCACTTTCATATATAGTGCCATCTTTATTGTAAAATGTAAAAATATAATTTAATACATCAGTTGCCAAACCTCCTGTGTTTCCTAAAAGTTCCAAACTTTTATTGGGATTTAATGTAGCATATCCATAAATATTTGTATTAAATTTCCCTGAAAATGCTTCTGTTTCCTCATCTAAATCATTCGAATATATTTTTATGTTTATATTCTTTAATTTATCATTTTTTTCAATTTTAGGATACTCTTGTTGATTTTCAAGCTCTATTTTTGCTATGGGGGTCGTACATTTTAAACGCTTAAAAACAATTTCGTTTTCTATATTTTCAAAAACATTTGCTTTAAAAAAAATCCCTAAACTTGCAATATAGTTATCGGACCTCATTGTTTTTTCATATAGAGTTGTAGTCTTTTCCGCTTCATTTTTTATTTCGTCATCTATTAGTATTTTTTCCGAAATTTTTTCATAATTATTGTTTTTTAACAAATATTCTAAAGTAAAAGGAAAATTATATATATCATCTTTATATAGCTCTATCCAATTACTTTTTTGCAATTTTGACAGTGCACCTAACCCAAATATTGTTAGCTCAAGTGTATTTTCGCCTTTTTCGAAATGATCAAAATATATGTCATCAACTTTTAAATAATAAATAATCTCATTAATTAATATCCCTAAAAAAACTGTAATTATATTGTTTTCGTTTAAGCTTGCTAAAATGCTTTCTTCATCAAAAATATTATATTCCTCATCTTCATCTACAATTTTTATCTCTATACTTTTGCTTTCAAGTGTCTCATTTGTTAAATTTGCTCCTTTTTTTGCAGAAATTGAAATTATTTTGTCATCATCGTATTGAAAAATTGTTCCAATATACATATTCAAAATTTTTGCGTGACTATATTTTTGAGACCATTTATAAATTTTTACAGTTACAGTACTTCCAGTCTCTATATTTTTTAGTTTTATTTTTGTACTATTATTATTATCAAAATTATATGTTGTTAAATTACCATCTTTACCTTTAATAATTACATCAAATTCAATAGCAAATTCTGCTCTTAAATCTGAAAAAATTATGTTTAGATCTGCTATGCTATTTTTATCATTATCACATCTTTTTATGTATGTAATTGGGTTTTTAAAAATTCCATTCGGATCAGAAACACTATCACTGTACCACCCTTCGATTTCTTCCTCATTCGAAATTATACATTCAGTTGTGTTCAAAGAAATTCCTTCATTTTCAAAGATGGCATATTTATACTTTTCGTTTACTATATTATTTATATATACACTATCACTTATTAATACTCGAGCACTATTCGTCACTATTCTAGCTCTAGCACCATCAATCAATTCTTGAGGTATTTTAATCATTATATTGTACCTCCTGTATACTTATCTGCTTTTACTTGTATAAAATTACATTGCACATCTTTCCACCCAGTTACAAGATGTGTATTTGGATCTATTGCACTAGCACTTGGCTTTAAATCACCCGCATACATTTTTTTTGTTATTATTTTTCCTTTAGTATTCGGGAATTTGCACTCAAATTCTTTTTTAAATTTTAAATCTGTTAAAAAACTTACTTGTTCTTTAGTTAAAAAATCCCACTGCATTTCTATTTTCCATCTTGAACTTATTATTTTTCTTATTAAATCTCCTAAAGCATTTTCTGTGCTATTTTCCCTTAAATTCGGATATGGAATATATTTTGATGGAGTAGGTAATGACACTCCATCTGCAACTATTACATTATTTTCTTTTATCATTTTCTACTCCTTCCTAATGTTCTAATATTGGTTTATATCCTCTTCTTTTTGCTTCATCATTTAAATCATCGAGTATTACTTTGGCTATTTCTCTTCCATTTATAATCATCTTGTTCTCAAGCGTAATTTTGGCAGAGTTTGTTTCAGTATTGTCCGATAATTTTGAAATTATGTCATTTAATTTATTATTGTTATTATTTTTTTCTATCATGAGGTCTGTATTTATTTTTGGTTGTGTTATATTGTTTACACCATCAGCATTGATTGTATATGACATTACAGATGCCATATTTTCCATTTCATTTTTTACTTTTCCTACATTTTGTCTAATACCATAAACCATTAAATCTATCATATCCGGCATATATGTGTGGAAATTACTTAGTGGTCCTTCATCCGGTTCGGTGAAATGTAGAAAACTTTTAATTTTACTTGCAACATTGCTTACTGCCGATGTAACTTTTTCTGTATTTCTTTTTATTCCATTTGCCATATTTTCTGCTAAATCTCTTCCCCATCTTCCAGCATTACTTGCTAATGTAGAAAAAGTATTTCCAGTATTATTATCCCAGTTTCTTATTATTGTATTGGCCCTACTTAAACCTGTAGAAATTGAACTTTTCATTGTTTCTAATTTGTTTCCAACTGTTTTACAACAATTTTCCCAACAATTTGACATGTTACCTTTTACATCTCCAGCCCAATTCAACACATTATTTTTTATATTTCCAATTTTTGTTCCAATTCCATTTTTCATCTCTTCTATTTTCTTCAATGCATTTTCTTTCATTTGTCCAAAATTTAAAGGAACATTTCCAATTAAACTTGCTATTCCATCTAACAAACCTTGAACAATATATTGACCAATTTCGTACATTACTTTTGATGGGCTGTGAATTTGAAATAAACTAACTATTGCTCCAATTATCGATTCATCAAATTTTTCTTTAATCCAATCTTTTAAATCTCTAATTTTTTCATGCATTCCTTGTTTTATGCCTTCTACAATATCTCTTCCTAATGTCTTAATAGAATCTGTTAAAACGCTCCAATCTCCATTTATAAAAAGTCTTGTATATTTATCCTCAAAATCTTTTTTAAACTCTTCCATTTCTTTGTCAGTTAAATTTAATCCCCACATTTTTACAAGCAATTCGGTGTGATTTTCCACTACAGAGCCTCTTACTGATGTAAAAAACAAATTCTTTAAACTTACAAGTAGTCCTTTAAATCCGGTCCATAATGTATCAAGCAATTTGCTCCAGTCAATATCCTTTATTGCTTCTTCTATTCCCTCACCAATAGAAGTTCCGAAATTTGCCCAATCAAAATTTTTTACAAATCCATATGCTGTATCTACTGCAGAATTTATGCCATCTGCAATTGTTCTACCTGTTAATTTCCAGTCTTGAGTCTTTATTCCAGAATTTAATGTTGTTGCAACTGCTTTTCCAATTTTCTCAAAATTAGTTTTCTTAAAAAAAGTATCTGCAAATATTAATGCTGTATTAATTCCATTTCCAATTGTTGAACCTATCAAGCTCCAATCTGTTCCATCTATAAATCCATTAATAAAATCCGCAATATTAGTAGCTACTTTCTTAGCGCTATTTTGTATTTTATTCCACGGAATTTTTTCCAAAGATTCATTTATTTTTTTTCCTAGCTCTTCTCCAACTTTATACCAATCTCCGTTTTTTATAGCTTTTATAAGTGTATTGTCTAAATTTTCAATTTTAGACAAATCAAAATTTGGAGTTGCTCCAGCCGCGCTTCCACTTCCACTACTATCTTTTTGTATATTGTGTATTTCATCAAAATCTGCTACATGATTTGATTTACTTGCTTTTGCAGCCTTTCCAGCACTTTTTGCCATACTATTGTATGCTTTTGCACTTGCATTAGCAAAAATATTTACTCCTGTTAAAGCATACGCAACGCTTTGTATCGCCTTCATTAATTGATATACTAAGTTAGTTACAAATTGAATTACTGGTGCTAATGCAGATCCCATCGCATATTTCATGTAATCTATATTTGCACTTAATTGTTTAGCTCCAGCATTCTGACTGCTTAACCATGTATTAGCGCAACTACTTAATGTGCTATAAATTCCTTGCATAGAAAATAGAGCTCCAGCATATTTTAAAATATGTCCTAAACCATTTTTTACTCCTGTCCCCATGCCTCGTATTGTGTTTTTCACATTTACAGCTATGCCTTGTACATTATTCATTTGTGGTGTTATTTTTCTTAAAGAGCTAAAAATAGTAGAGAATATGTTTCCTCTACTATTTGTATTACTTTCTAATTTTTGTTTTTGATTGTTCAATTTTTCTAGCTGTGCTTCTGTTTGTATTATGTCTTTTGTATTTAAATGTATTTTTCCTTCCTTAGCTTTTTGTAATTTTTCTTCAATTTCACTAATTTTATATTTTACCAAATCTAATTGCTTAGTATTTGGATTTATACTCACATTTTGAAACATACCGTTAACTTGTTGTACTTGTGGTTTTATTTGTTTTATCTTAGATTTTAATGTATCCCAAAAACTAAAACTTTGCTGACTAGGTTGTGCATCTACTTGCATATTTGAATGTGTATTAATTTGTGGCATACTCAAATTTTTATTTAATTGTTGATTTGTTTTTTCAATATTAGTAGGTAGTCCTTGTGCCTCTTTATTAAGGCTAATCAGCTTTTTTAATATACTGTCATATTGTTCTCCTTTAGGTGTATTACTTAATTCGTCGCTGAGTATTTCCATATTTTTATGTAATTCTTGTTGTCTCGCGTTTAAGTTGTTTAGTTTATTAGATGTGCTATCTAATCCTGTTGTAGTAAAACTTACTTCATTTGGATCGTACTTATTTATAAAATCTTGAATTGACTTAGTATCATATTTTATATGTCCTACTTTAGAAACTTCTTTATTAACATTCTGAGTTTCAGTTTTTAATTCTTGCATTTTTTGTTTGTATCTTTGCAAGTCATATGCATTTCCCAATTGATCTGAACTTCCTTTTAATTTTTGTACTTCTTTAGATACTCCAGCTATTTCTTGCTTTATTCCTTGCATTTTTATACCACTAACATCATTTGGATCGAATGTCTTTTTTATTTTGTTCTTTACTTTATTTAATTCTTTATCAATTCCACTAGCTTTTACTTTCTTAGCTAACCCATTAAAATTTACCTTCTCGGTTTCTGCTTGTATTGTTGATAATTCCTTTTTTATTTTTGGAGAGATTTTTTTAAACTCCCTTAGAGCCTCTTCAACCTTTGCTGTTACTATTATTTCTATTTCTTCTACAGTCATATTTTCCCTCCTTTCCTAAAAAATAAAACGTCAGAAAATTTATTCTGACATGAAGTATTTTAAATTTTTTAAATTATTTTTAGGCAAAAGAAAAAGTCTTGATTTTCAAGACTTTTTCTTTTTTTACTTATTAATTTCAATAAAATCTGCATCTATTTTAGGTAATGTAACCTTAGCTCCCATTATAGATGTATAAGAGTAATCTCCTTTTGCAGTTCCATATATGGTTATTATATCATTTTCTAATATCTTATCTTCTCCATTTTTTGGAACATATGTTACATATATTGTATCTGTATAATATCCATACTCTTCTTTTGTTATATTTACTCTTAATTCAGTTTTGTTATTATATTCTGTTACTTGTATAACTTCTCCAGTTACTTTTACCTTTGTTCCTTTAACATTGTCTGGATTACGTGCTAATTCTTCATAACTTTTTTCTATACATTCATCTTTGTATTTAGTTTCATCTACTACAATTTCATTTTGAGTATTGTTTTGTAATATACTTGTATTATTACTTGGATTAATAATAAAGAAAAAGCTAAAAAACATTGCAAGTATTCCTAATACTAATCCTGCAATTCCTTTATGTTTTGTTATATAACCACAAAATCCAAATATTGCAGCTAGTGCTCCTAAAATCATACCTACATATGGTATCCAGCATGTTACAATTCCCAATATTCCCAATACTAGTGCTGTTGTTGCCATAACTTTTACCTCCTAAAAAAAATAATAAGTACATTATATCATTTTTTCTTTTTGTTTGTGTCGAATTTTGTCGTTTTTTTATTTTTTTTCAAAAAAATTTCTAAACACTTTGGTTAATGGCACAATTTTAGGCTTTCTATTTAATGGATGTGCTTGTATTATTTTATTTGTTACTGCTTCATTTAAAATTATATTTTGTTTATAATTTTCATTTTCTTTTATAGTATTACTTGCACAATACAAAGTTACTCTTTTAAAATCGCAATTCCAAAACTCCATTGGTTGCATCCCATAATAATAACAAAGTGGTTCATATGCATATACTAACTGCTCTATAGTTTGGCTAGTTTGAATATTGGCAATTATATCGTCTAGCCTCGTGAAAACTTGAACTCTTCCTCTGCAATATTGGCTACAGCTTTCTCTGCTGATTTTTTTATTATCTCGTTCATATCTATTGTTATATCGTTGTTTATTTTTTCCATCAATTCTTCTTTTGTCATCTTTTTGTTGAAAAAACCCATTTTATTTATATCCTCAGCAATTTCTTTAAATATATCATTGTATGTTTTATTTTTTTCTTCCATATATACATCTATAAAATCATAAACTTCTTCGAAACTTTGGAATGCAGATATCCCTGTATCTGAATCTTCTGCAAATATAAAAATTATTTTTGACAAAGACTCAAGATTTTTTTCTGTTAAAGCTTTAAAATATACCTCTTCAAAACTTTTTCCATCTAAAAGGTTTGTTATTTTTACAATCTTACTTGTTCTATATACTAAACTTATTTTTTTATTTTTTGTTATCATTTCCATTATTTTTCTCTCCTTTGCAAAAGAGAGAAGGCACACTTATGCCTCCTCTATATTTTTTTCTGTTGTGCTAGTAATTTTACTCGTTCTACTCCTAGCACTTAATGTAGAACTATTCTGTGGGAAACCCTTCATTTTCTTCTACGGCAGATGTTTTATATAGTGACATCTTATCTTTTATAAATTCTTCTGGTGTTATTGTATCTAATGTAATTCTTATTTTTCCAGTAAAATATCTTACAAGTGGTTTTCCTTTAGTTTGTGCTGTTGACTCTGGTAATTCAAAGAACCAAAAATATTCTTTGTCTTTATCTAATTCTCTTAATCTTTTATGTTGTGTATGTGTATATAATATCGGTATTTCTATTGTTTCTGCCTTTCTTATTCCCGGCTGTGCTAATTCATAGTCTAGATCCAATACAGTTGCTGTTATTGCATCCGGTGCTTGCTCCAATTGTGGAATTTCTGAAGTAAAACTTACTTGTGTTCTTTCTCCAATTTTGGTTTCTGAGTACCAAACTTTTGTCAAAGTTGATACATCTGGTATTTCTCCTGCCATAATTAATCATCCTTTCTATTTTATAAATTCAAATGCGTTCGTTATTCCATTATAACGAACCTCATATGTTACCGTTAATCCATATTTTTTTGATGTATTATCAAAAATTAACGGACTTGTATTTGTTCTAGTTAAATTGTATTCTTGTAATTTATTATCAATTTCTTTTGCTATATCCATACATGATCTTTGTTTTTCATTCCAGCATGTAGCTGAAAATTGAAACATTGACAATATAGGAAATGCATTATGTGTTTTTAATATACTTTTTAAGGGATTGTGCAATTCGATACATGGAAATACACTTTCCGTTGTTGGGTACTGTAATGTTTGCTCATATCCCAAGCTTTCTAGCTTTTCAAACATTAGATCAGAAAACTCCTTTTCGCTTAAATCTCTCATTTGCACGCCTCCTTTATAATTTCATTTATTTTTTTCTTTATTATTTCTTTGTTTTCTGCTCTGGTTTTAAACTCTGCATCTGTTAGAAAATGGTTTGCTTTCATACCCGTTGCTACATAAAATTGTGTATTATTTATTGTTGTTATTGGGAAATTTAGTTTCCTACCTACCTTGCGTACAGGAATATACCATTCGGTATAACCTGTTTCTATAAAATGCTTTGTGTTTCCAATATGCTCTTGCTCTGCATATTGTCCTGTTCCAAAATACTCAAACCATAGATATGGTTGCCCATTTTCTCCTAAAAACTTTGAAGGGTCTGCATATACTCGACCTTTTATTTCTCTTGTTTGCATATTAACTAATTCAATTAATATTCCCTCACTTCTATGTCCTCGTTCAAGTCTTATTGCATATCCTTGTATATTTTTTAATACATCTTCTATTGCTTGTCCTATTTTGTTTTGCAAACCACTTTGTATCTTTTCGATTTTTTTAAAATTATGCTTAACTTTTATTTTACAACTAATTCCCATTGTTTTTCTCCAATTTGTACAAGGTATTTCTTCCTACTTTAGGATTATCTGTTACTATGTAATCTGGTATTATTTGTTCTATTTTAGATATATCTTTAAAAGATATTCCATCACCTTTTACAATATTATATTCCATATCTGTTCGTGCGTTTTCTATGCTGTAATCTACTTCTCCGTTAGTTTTTCTGTCTAATTCATTTAAGTCTTGTTGCAAATTTAACCAAACTATTCCTTTATATTTCCATTTTTTCTCTTTTTCTCCGTGATTATTTATTATTGTATGTTCAGATACCCATACTTTTGTTAAATCTTTCGTTAACATTATTGCAACCTCCTTAAGTTGTTTGATATTATATCTTTCTTTAGCTTGTCAATAATGTTATTAAATGTACTAGACATTCCACCTTCGTTTCGACTAGCCAAACCCTCTGCGCCTCTTGCAATATATGTTGCTTTTACCGCTTCTTTTACTAACGGATATAATCTTGTGTCTTCTTTTCTTAAGCCTGAGATATTTGAGGCAATAGAATTTATTTCCTCGTATATTTCTTCAATTATTTCCTTGTCTGTATCTTTATAGTTAGGACCTAGGTCACTTGTTATCTTTTCAATATTAGTTCTCATTCTATCACCTCCAATATTCTATCCTTTTGAAATTATTCTTGCTATAGCAATTTCTTTATGGTTATATGAACTTCCATCAGAACCTTCTACTAAATCCCAGTTTGCTCCATCTGCTAATTCTTCATCTGTTGGAGAATCTGTTGCTTGATTTTTCATTAAGTAACTAACGCCGTGAGGAGCTATTACCTTTCTTTGTCTTTCATACAAGTAATCTCTATCATTGTCAGCATCTCTATCCATTTCATGAGGTACTTTTGCCCCTAAATCTTCATAGTCAAAGGCTCCTTTACCGAAAACATAAGTAACATATTTAGAATCTCCATATCCTGTAATTTCATAGTAGTTTGCAATATCTCCTACTACAGGGTTTTCTACTAGAGTGTATTTTATATTAGTTCCTGAACCACTCTTTGTATAGTATGTTTTTCCTTTTGTCAAAGATGTATCAGAAGTTTTTGCATATGTTGGTTCTCTTTCTTCTGTTATTTCATCGTATTCAATTAATAACTTTCCATTCCATGTATAAACATTTAATTCTCTTTCAATTCCATTTGGATCATTATATCTTAAGTTTGTTACTAATTTTTTACCTTCTAAATTTGTTACTATTACAGAATTTGCTACTGCTAATTTGAAGTTTCTTCTTCTGTCCCCACATGCTTTTTGTAACGCTGTGTTTAATGTTGTTTCAGCTACTGATGACTCAGTTTCTTTTGATATATCATATGTGTGTTTTGAAGCAAAAACTTTACCTGCATCTGATTCCATAGAAAATAATGCTTTTGTTATAATTAATAATATATCTTCCCATGCACTATCCCAGTAATCGCCTAATTGGTCTGCAACTTGACTCATAAAATCTTTTTTAGATGTTACATCATATGTAAAGTCATCTTCATAAAACTTGTCTTTTCTACCAATAACAACAACACCTTGTTTATATGTTGATAATGTTTTTCCATCATCATATTTTGTTTTTCCATCATAGTTTACTGGTTTACCTTTTAATCTTCCTACCATTGGAATTATTCCATATTCAGCACCAGTTTGTGTTGTGAATAAGTCTCTTATTTTTTTATTTCCTTGTAATACTCCTGATTTTATTAATAAATTTAATCTTTCTTGTGGAATTGTATCGTAGTAAGCACCAAATGCTCGTTCGTTAAAATATTTCTTGTTAAATGTTCCTGTACTTGTATAATCTCCCATTTTTTATACCTTCTTTCTTTTAATTTTTATATTTTGATAATTTGCAGAGTTCTTCATAAGTCATTTGACTCTCTGGTTTAGAACCTTCAATTATATCTCCTGTTTTTGGAGCTGGTTCCTTAGAATACTCATTTATTACTTTTTCTTTATCTGCCTTTGATACTCTTTCAAATATGTCCAATTTAGAATTAATACTTTCAGCAGTTTCTCTTGAAAAATCAATAGTTTCTATGTATCCTAGTGAGATTCCCCTTTGACTTGCTTGACGAATTGTTTCATCTTTTAGTCTGTAAGCATTTAGTTCGTTTTCAGCTTTATTAGCTCTAGCTCTTTCTTGCTCTAATTCATAAGACTTTTTTTGGTCTTCGTCCATTTTTGCAAGCTTATCTGCTTCTGCTTTTTTAGCTTCCATCTCTTCTAAAATTGCTTGTCTTTCTTTTTGCTTTTCAGCGTTAATCATTTTGTTTACTTCATCTCTTGTAAAAGTTTTTTCTTCTACTTTAGGTGTTTCAACTTTTTCCTCATTCTCGGTAGTAGGCACCATATCTTTTTTTAGCTCTTCGTTATTTTCCATAACCATTTCCTCCTTAACTTTTACGGTGTTATAACCAAACTATTTAACTTTTTACGGAAGTCTAACCAAACAACAGACAGTTTAAAGCCATATCTAGGGCATAAAAATAAGAGCCTGTCGACTTGGCTCTTAATTTATAATTATAAAATGTTAATAACTTATTTGTTTTTTTCTTTAATGTTAAAATGTATTGCACACCCAATTATTACTGCTATTTCTACTAATATTGTGGATATTATGCCACATATAAATGGATTTATATACATATTATTTTCCCTCCTCTTCATATATTGCTATATAATTTTTGTTTATGCTAAAGTTGGTTACCTCGTCTGGTGTCAATTTTGCACTAATTTCAATATTGGTAACAAATTTCAAATCATTCGTTATATCATCTGCTCTTTTTATTAATTCTTGTCCAATTGCTATAATAGATTCCTTTACTTTTTCTTTTCCAATCGGTATTGATTGTTTTTGCATATTTTTACCTTCTTTCTGTAAAAATTTTATGATAAATACATTATAGTTGACCTACAATAATGAAAGTGGTGTTGAATTGGTGGTAAATTTAATCCTAAAACCAATCCTTGGCACTTTATCCTTTCTATTTTTAAATCCTTTTGTGTTTCTCCATAGTATCTATCAAATACATTTTCTTTGTTAATATAAAACTCTTGATTATTTAAGCTATTGCACATTAGAGTAGTTTTGTTGTCTTCCACTGCAATAAATCTAACTTTTGAATTATCTTTTGAGACTTTTTTTATTCCTTCTAATTTTGCCAAATTATTTAGTCCTATCATTTGCAAATCTGTTGCCCCTGATACTTTGTCACTATTTATATTAAGTTTTTGATTATTTTGTCTGCTTATTATTGTTTGAAACTCATTAGAATCGATTTCTAGGTCTTTTTTTTGTTGTATATTTAGAATTACTTGTTTGTATATTTGTTGCACATTATATTGTATTGTTGTTTCAATATACTGTTTCCAAGTTAGTCCGACTATAATTCGGCTGGTCTAACAATGCAAGAAATAAAGCCAGTGTTAATATTGACGGCTTTTTCTTTTTATTTACTTCTTGTTGTCCTTGTTCGTAGTAATAATTAGCATCTTCATACATTATTTTCTTTTCTTGTTCTTCTAACTTGCTTTGTTCTTCTATATAGACACTATAAATAAGTAATTCTAGTATTTCACTATTCTTTACTCTTGTTCTTTTATAAATATTATTTGCTAATGCTGTAAAATAGCTATTATTCTTTAATAAACCTTGTTCTTTCCATTGCTCTATATATGTATTTATTCTTTTCTTAGTTTTATTATCGGCTATGTTATAGATGTTTTCTGTTGTAAAGTTAAATGTATCAAAGATTTCCTGAAGTCTGTTCTGTGTTCGTTTTGATATTTTATTATATAGTTGTTTTAATTCTTGCATTTTTGTATCGTGATAATTCCATATGTTCATATTAAACCCTTTCATAAGTATTTTTAAATATTTCTGGTTTACATGGATATATCTCACCTTGTATTCCTTTTATTATATAATCTCCGTAATTTGCATGCATAACTCCTTCTAACGTTTGTATATCTGCATTAGTATCATCATAATGTTGAAAACCTGTTGATTTTCCATGTAATATAATTTCATTACTTGATACTTTATCCATAAACCAGTCTGGAATAAAATCTATTCCTAATCTAAATGCTTCTATTTCTATTGGAATTTTTCTATATTTCATTTATATTCCTCTATTCTTTATTGATTTGCTTATTAACTACTTTTGTTTGTTCCTTTTTGTTGTCTGCTGTTAGTTTTTGTGCTTTCTGCTGTTCTGTCAAATCTGTTACTTTGTTATCTTGCTTTTTTTCTTTATTATCTTGTTCTACTTCTGCTTGTCCCATCATTTGCATTTGTTCTAAATTCTTCTGAATGTTTTCTTCATTTTGTAAATCCATCTTTGCTAATTCACTTGTGCTGTCTAAATCAAGTCCTAATAAGTTTATGACCGTATCATCACTTACTAATCCTCTTATTTTCATTGCGTTTGTAATTGTTGTTGCAGTGTCAGAAGGTAAGTTTCTATTCAATTTTACTTCAATATCTCTAAAGTCATATGTTTTACCTTTTTCTTTATTGAATTTTTCTAATATAATTCTCCATCTTCTTGTTAAACCCTCAAGAAAATCACCCTCAAATGTTGCTATGTATTGTTGTAAACCAAAGAATTTCTTTTCAAGTGCTGCATTGTTGTCTGCTTGAGTAAAACCTAAATCAGTCATATTAGGACAAAATGAGCATAAACAAATAATATCCATCAATGTCTTTTTATGGTTTTGCAATGCTGTATCATTTACATTCTTTTCAACCCAAGCAATGTCGCTATTTACATCTTTATTTCCATCAAAATATCTTACTCTACTTGTTAATACATACTCATCTTCTTTTTGTCTTGCTGGATTTATAATCTCTTCACCTTTTTCATTTTGTATAAGAATCGGATTTTCTGGTGTATATCCTATAACTTTTAATATTGCTTCATCATTATATTTAAATACATTTCTTGAATTTTGAATACATCTTTCGTATGCTTTTATCAAGCTTATTATAGGCTCAAATATTGCCATTCCATCACAGTTCTCTATTGCTGTTGCTGGTATATCATCATCCCATTTTTTAGGTTGTTTTTCTTCTATATTTTCTTTAAATAATGGTTCATCTTTAAATTGTTGTTCATATTCTGGTGTACCAAATATTTTTCTTTTTTCAGGTGTATCGTAATAATATCTTTTCCCATCAGCCGTTGTTAGTTCTATCATTTGCTGATATTCACCATTGGCCATATAGGTACGTATTATTCTATAAATACCAATTAAATTCTTTTTAGCTGAATAATCCCATATTGCCACCGTTTCTAAGGCATCACTTCTCGCTATTGTTATTTCTCCTGTACTTTCATCTTTATAGTATATTTCATAACATGCTCTTTTTACTAAATAATCTAATACCATGTGCAAGAAATGTGAGCCATCCTTGTTATAATCAACTATATGTTTTATTAACTCTTCTATTTCTTTAATTTCTTGTTTATCATTAGTCTCATGATTAAATAGTTCTTTTATTATTTTGTCTTTATCCTCGTTAAATGCCTTTACTTTATAAGTCGGTGCTTTTCCTCCAAAGTAACCTGCTGACATAATTGATATATATCTTTCTAAAGGTACTTTTATATTTTCATCATCTAGACTTGCTAGTTCTTCATCTGTCAATTTTCTTCTAAATTTCTCATACAATTCTTTTCTAACATCTAATTCTTTCTGTGCTTTGAAATATATATCTGTTATGCTTCTTTCTTCAGCTAATTTTGCTTTGCTATATCTTAACATTGTTTCCTCCAATCAAAAAAACACCTACTTAGTAGATGTTACATTTTTATAAATGACTTATTAGTCATTGCCATATTTGTATTTTTAGGTTTTGGATTTTCATATACTCCTGTTAAACAATCTTCAGCGTCATCGTGTTCATTTTTACCAGTTCTTACATAATGCTTTAAATGTTTAGCAAATTCTGGCCATTTATCTTCCCAATTTATAGGAAAATATATATTATTCATTACTCCTGTTGAATTACTTAATATTCTTGCAACTTTATTGTCTCCCTGATGAAACCATCTGACATTTGTATGTCTATTGCCTAATTTTCTTAAATTTATTATTACATTTCTTGCAAATCCTCTACCACCGTTGTTACTTTCTATGTTTGCATTTCCTACATTATCTTCAGTTAACATTTCCGCAACTGCTGGTTCTGTCACTTCCATCGCTTCTTGCGTATAAATTACATTTAATATGTAATATTCTTCATTGTACATTTGATAATTGATTGAACATAAGTAATCATCACCTTCATCGGCTGTATCTGTATAATTCATAATATAATGTGCTGGTGGTAGTTTCTCATAAGTTTTAAATGTTGTGTACAATCTATTTTTTACATCTATTGGCTCTTGCTGATAATTAGCATAAACAATATCTTTATTCATATTCTTTGTTTTAAATTCATAATCTTCTTTGCTTAACACATCTTTACACAACATTGAACCATCTTCTTGGACCGCTTTGTAATTTATATGTCTTACATTAGAATAATTTTCTAATATATATCCTGCTAAATCATTACTAGACCACCTTGTCATAATAATTATTAATTTAAATCCATTCTCAGTTCTTGATAGCATTGTATTATTAAACCAGTCTATATGATTTTTTAATGTGTTTTCGTTATAGGCTTCTTTTGCATTTTTTATAAGGTCATCTATTATCATTATTGTACAACCGAAACCAGTCGCAGTACCAGTTGGTGACGTTGCTAGATAATTTGATACCTTACTACCAGCCAATGCCCATTTTTTTTGCGTTGCTTCACCATCTTTAATTTTAGTATTAGGAAATATATCATTATATACAATTACACCTTCTGTTTTCTCAGAAGCTATTGTGTCTCTTACTGATTTTGCAAATGAACTTGACAAATCCTCATTATATGATCCTGTCATTATTTTTTCATTTGGATTTGTTCCTAATACCCATTCTACAAATTTCCCAGCAGTTCTGGATTTACCGATGTCTAGGTGGCATATTAATTACACACACTTTTTCATCACTATTATAAAAATCTTGTAATTGATAGCATAAATCTTTTAAAAAACTTCGTTCTTCTTTATAAAAATCAAAGGCGGTTAACTTGCAATACTCAAAAAAATCACGTCTAGCTAATTCTAAACGTGCTTGTTTTTTTATTTCTTCTCTTACATCATTATTCATTCAAAATCTTTCTCAATTCTTCTGTTGACATTCCTGAAAATGGATTATTTGTATTAATATTGCCATCAATCGTTACTTTCTCTTTAAACATTCCTAAATGTCTTCCTAGCAATTCAAGAGCTTTTGTTTTATCTAATAGTTTTACTTTTTGTGTATCACCTATTTTTTCTCTGTTATTTCCATAACCCTCATATTCTTCTAAAGTTTCTAATGATGATATTGCTCCTGCAGTTTCACTATCCATATCAGCTATGTTTTTTAATTGTCCATTTTCTGTATATAGTTTTCTTATATCTAAAAATGCTATTTTAGCCAGCTCTTTTATTACCATATCTTGTGTTACTTCTGTTCTTTGTTCTAGTTGTTTCATTCTTTCAGATATGTATTCTTGAACCTTAACATTTCTTAACATTCTGCTTGATGCTGCATTGGCTGTTTCATCTTTTTTACAATTAGGATAAGCAACCTTATATGCTCTTGTTGCATTAAGGTCTATTAAATACTCATCGCAAAATCTTTTTTGTGCATCTGTCATATAAGATTACCTCTCTTTCTTTTATTTTCTTTTAAATTGTTTTATCATTACATCTATTATTGTAACAAAAATAAAAAGAGTAAATGCTATTGCTATTACTCCTACACAACTTAATATAATCCATAAAAATATATTCCACATAATCTTATACCTCTTTTCCTGTTACTACATCTACTATTTTTACTATAACATCTGCTTCCCAGATATAATAACTTCCTATCTTAGATAAATTTTCGTTTTGATTTTCTAATATTACTTTTCTTTGCTCTAAATTTAATTGAGTATTTATTTTGATTTGACTAATTTGTGTATTATCACATTTATATCCTTTTTTATTTAGCACTTTTACTGCTAAATTATCTTTTGCTTTAGATATTTTTGCCAAAAGATTTTCTTTCTTTTTTGTTTTTACTTTTAAATGCATTTTATATCTCTCCTTTCTAATTCTCACCTCTCAAACATTCGCTCTTAATTAAATATGGACAGTAAACTTTTTGCTTTTTTATACTTGTTATAACTAAAAAAGAACAGCCCTTGCACTGCTTTGGTAACTGTTCTTTTATATTATTTAATTTTTCTCTATGCTCTGCTTTTTCTTGTGCTGTGTACTGTTCTGTTATTAATTTATCGTTGTAGATTAGTTTTCTTGCACGCATACTAATTCTCCTTCTATATTTTTTATTATTTTACAGTCTATGTTCTTATTGCAATTCTTACAGTTCTTTTCTTTAAATTCTTTTAATTTTTCTTCCATAACACTACACACCTTTCTAAAAAAACACTAAACAATAATATAATTATAGGATATGTTAGATTCTATGTTATATTATTGTTTACTATATTTTTAAGACTTAACTAGGATTGTCTTATTTTGCATTTAAATACATTTTTTGAACATATATGGAAAATTATATATCAATTGCCTAGTATATTGATATTATTAATAAATAAAAAAGAACTAGCTATGTTATATAACTAATTCTTTCTTTAGGTTGTTATGTGGATAATTCAACGTCCTATTTTTTTATTCTGCAATCTTTTATAGATTTGCTATTATATTTATATCACATTTTTTATGTGGGATTCTATGGGTTTTTATGGGTTTTTTAAATTTTTGAATATAAATATAGTGCCTTCCCGTGTAACTCACAGGTGTAATCCTTTGTATATCCCAAGTCTTCTGCTACCTTTTCCCAACTTTTTCCTCTGGTATATCTAAAAAACAATATATTTCTATATGGCTGTTTTAAAGTTTCTATTTTTTGATCTATTGCAAATTTTTTAACTATTAAATCTTCCATTTTTTTGTTGCAATCTATTTTTAAGTCTTCTAGTCTGTTTATTCCATCTGCAAATTTATCTGTCTCTGTGTTACTTGTATTCGTTTTTGTTATAGATAATGTAGTAGTAATTTTTTCTAATTTTGTCTTTAATTCTTCTGTATCGTTCATTTTTTCTTCTATATACTTAATATTTTCTCTATAATCTTTTAGCTCTTGCTTAGCTATTTCAATTTTTTCTTTTTCTTCCTTTGTTAATTCTTTTCTCTTTCCCATATGTACCTCCTAAAAATTTATTCTACTGTTTTGCCGCATTTTGAACATTTGCTTATTGTTTTATATGCATCTGCCCAGAAACTATATCTGCTTGTTATTACCCAATCGTGCTCACACTCCGCTTCTGTTGTATTATTTGTAACTATATTTTCTTTTACTGTATTTGTTGTATTTTCTGTTGTATCTACACAGCCTGTTAATATACATAGTAGTATTGCTATACTTATTATAGCTAATGTTATTTTTATTGTTTTATTCTTCATGTTTCTTTATCTCCTTTTTTATGGTCTATTAATTTTTATAATCCTAACTCTTCTAATGTGTATGCTTTATCGATTTCCATATTTTTATACATTGTGTTCTTTTCAAAGTTTGGCAAATTGATTTCAAAATCATTTTTGATATAAATTGTTATATATTCTTTTTGTCTATCTCTGTAATTTTCAAACTTTTTAATATTTGTAACTCTACCTCTAAATGGTTTTATAATATTGCTTAAATATTCTTTTTCTTTTGCTGTTAATATGTCTTTTACTTCCTCTAAATCATGAACTGTAAACCAATACGAATATCTCCATCCTTTATATCTAACTCTATAGCAATAATTAGACCTGCCCTCCGTATCAAAATCTTCGTTGTCTAATTCTGCTATTTCCCCGATTTTCCCTGTTCTAATTATCTTTACTCTTTGTCCTACTTTGAATTTATTCATACTTATTCCTCACTTTCTAATATTTTTTTTAATTCTTTTTTTATATATACACCGTTTACATCATATATTTCACATCTTTTGCAAATTTCATCGTCTGGCAGCTCATTTTCTATAAAATCTTCTAACTTCTTTTTTGCTATAAAATTTTCTTTTATTCTTTCTTCTAACGTATTGGCTATTGCAATATAACATTTTAGTTTTTCATTCTCTTTTAATATTTTTTTTAGATTTAGTAAAATGTGTTGCATTACTTTAGGTATTTCTAAATCTACGATTTCCCAACCTCCATTCCTAAAAAAATTGCTGTCTGTTTCATTTATAGCACTATTTTTTAAATAATTTTCAATTGTTTTTATATCTTCTTCTATACTATTTTCTTTCACTTAAAACACCTCGATTTCTTCTGGTTTTTCTATGCTAACAGTTTCACAAACTTTTAAATTAAAGAATGTAAACTCTTCTGTTTTATAATCTATCTTTAAATCTACTTCACACATTGTTTGTTTCAAGCATTCAAATATTCGTAAAGGTAATTTGATGTATTTAGGGTAATTATGATACTTTGATATATAATCATGTATTCTATTATTAACAATACACTGTAGTTCCAAATATACAATACTATCTTTAGTTGTTCTTTTATTTATCTTTTCTTTCACTATGTATCACTCCTTTCTTATCCTCCACAACTCATCTTTAAAATCACTATAGTGCCTATAAACCAACCAAATGCTAGTGCACTAAATGCTATTGCTAATAATTGTAATATTAATTTAATCTTGTCCATCTTTTACACCTCATTTCCCCAGCAATCCCAACCCGTTGCTGTTTGCCTTGCAAATAATTCTATTTTTGGAACCTCTCCAACTAGCTCTGTTATTTTTTCCCTTACTTCGTCCGGTTTTCTGCTGTGTTCTCTTCTTTCTGCTATAATACAACTACTTACTTTATTACTTTTAATTAAATTTCCAGGTTTTCCTTTTATTGCTAATAAACAAACCTCACAATTGGATTTAGTATAATAACCTATTCCAAAACATGGTTTCTTATTTTTTTTATTAGTTTTAATCCAACTAAATCCAAGCGTTTTATACATAAATCCCCAGCTTTCGATTATTTCTAGTGCTTCTCTCAAATTTGGAAATGTTGCCCATATAAATAATATACAATTATCTGCAGCTATTTTTTTTATAACAGTACTCATCTCTTTTATTTCTCTTATCGACATTGTACTATAATGTCTTTTTACTCCCCCACCCATTTTATGCCAGGTATGTACATCTCCGTAACTCCATGGCGGGTCCGCATAAATAATGTTGTATTTTTTTTCTGTATTATAAATATCAATTTTCATCTTTTTATTCTCCTATTCTGTGTATAAGTACACAACTTCGTATTTTCCTCTTAATCTACATTTTTTTAGCATTCTTGTTGTTTCTCTTGCTGTTATACTAAAAAATTTAATTATTTCTGGTAATGTACCAATTCTTATACATTGCTCATTATCTTTAATATCGTATACTCCATATATTTTCATTTGTTTACACTCCTTTTAAACTTTCGTAATTTCTATTATGGTTTCTTCTCTACCTTTTTCGTAGACTATTCTGCTTCCATCCCAACTTTGTAAAATGTTGTAATTATCATCTTTTAATACCTTGTATTTAACCAATATGTCTGCTATTGCATTCTCTAAATTTGTTAAATCTCTTTTTCGTTTATTTGAAACATAAAACGTGCATTTTAGATTTACTGGATAAGTTATATTGTTTTTGTATTTTGTTAAGAATTTGCCACACTCTCGTTCAAAATTTGCATATATTTCAGATTGTCCTATAAACAATTTTCCAGTTCTTTTATTTACTAAAATTCTCTGCGAATTTTTCTTGCTTCTGCACATAAGTGGTATTTTTATTATCATTTTGCACTCCTTTTATATAATTTTCACATCTGTAATATCCTCTAAAGTTTATATCTTCTAGTAGGTTGCATCCTAAACAGGTTACACATTTACAATCTTGTATTGTTTCGTATTTTTGTTTGTCCATATTAATTTTCTCTCATATTTGCTAGGTAATATCTTTTATATGTAACCTCTTCATCGAATCTGTTCTTTCCTTTTTCCCATTCCTTTACAAAGGAATATCCATCTCTTTCTAACCCATCTATTCTTGCACCTAGCTGTGTTATTCCTAAATCTACATATGCGTCTTTACTTGTTATACTTCCAAATTGCTTTATGTAATCTAGTATTCTTTGTTTTTGGTTTGCTTTCATTATTTTTCACACTCCTTTAATTTGCATAAAATTTGTTAAAATCTATATTTTCATATTCTCGTTGGTCGTAGTCAGTAAATTGTTTTCTTTGCTCTGCTCCTCTTAACTGTGCAATATTTGGTATGTATGGATTTGTTTTTATATGTTCTTTTATGTTGCTTATATATGTGTTATAGTTCACATCTTTTAGATTTTCATAGTATAATTTCAATTTTGAAACTTCAAATTTTGTATTGTAATTTTGTTGTATTATATAAATCCCTTGTTTAAATTCCTCTTTTGTCATTTAGAAATCCTCCACTTTATTCGTATTTTTTTTCGATTTTTTTAAATTGTCTTCTTTTACGGCATTTACAACCCATTTTTTTATGCATAAGTAATGCGATTTTGCTTTATATCCTTTCATTTCAATGTACTCGTCAAGATATTTTATAAGTTCTTCCCAGTTTTGATAGTCTTTCTGTAATTTCTGCAATTCTTCATCTTTCAGCAATACGTTATTATATTCTCCATATTTATGTTTGCTGGCTTTTGCAGATTCAGTTTCCGAAACAGGTATATTATTATTTATACTATCCTTACCTATACTATCCTTACCTAACCTATCCTGTGTCGACGTCTCGTCGACGGGTGGTATACAAGTCGTGTCAAGCAGTTTATATGCCTTATTTTCATCTAATATCAGTGTCGATTTTTCATCTTTATATGCTGTTTCATTGTATGTATCTTTTCTAATATAGTTGTGGATTCTCCAATGCTTTATAACAACGACACCACTTTCAAATGGTATTATAAATTTTTTTAGTATTAAAACACTTAAATCATCATCGGATGCTCCTGTCATTCTTATTATTTTTTTAGGACTGTTTACAAATCCATCATCATCAGCTCGCATTGCTAAATCGTAATAAAGCAGTCTTGCAGATGTAGGCATATCTATAAAAGCATCACTGTCTATTATTGTTTTTGCAAACATTCTTCTTTCTGCCACTTTTCTTTTGCTCCTTTCTGACAACTAGAGCTTATGTCTAGTTGTCTAAATAATTTTTTCCAAATATTTGCACAAAGTTTTCTGTTTTATACTGCTTTTTAAATACTTTTTGTCCAACTTTGTGTAATTTTTCTTGCAAAGTTTTATTATTTGTTACAGAAATATGGCATTTTCTACAAATTGGTATAACTAATCCATACTTCATGCTAAGTTGCCTATTTTTACCTTCGTAAATTTCGTGTAGCTCTTCTTTTTTTGCCTTACATAAATAACATTTTTCTAAATCTTTTGTTATTATGCTAGATCTATTCTTTTCTAGTTTTGCTAACTTCTTGCTTTTCTTTTTTATCTGTCCGCTTTTTATCGAATTTTCTGTGTTCTTCTGTCCGCTTTTCTGTCTTATTTTTGGGTGCTGGATTAAAACTATTTCTTAAATCTGTTACTATCATTTGTCCCACTCCTTTAGCAAACTATCTATTTCACTTTGCGGTTTTGTCTCTATATTTAATGTTTTTGCCAATTCAACAATGCATTCTATTAATAAGCTCATTTCTTTAGTATTGTATGTAGAACTACCGTAATAACAATTTACTTTTATACATTTGTCTTTTTTACTTACTTCTTGTACTAAAAATCCTAATCCTTGTTTTTCCCATATTCTTTTAAAATTCATATATGTTTTTTCTTGTACTATAAATGGCTCAAAGCTTCCTATTTGTAATATTGCATCTTTGTATACATCTTCTTTAGTTACAATTGTTCCATCTTTACATAGTTTTTTTGCAATTTTGTCACATAGCACCCAACAATAAGAATTAGCGTCTAAACTTCTTTTTTGTCTCCACTTTTTTAGCTCAATAGTTAGCTTGTTTTCGCTTTTTAGTTGCTCAACAACATCTTTGTTGCTTGCATCTACAAGAAGGCTTATTTTTAATTTTCGTGTGTTTATGTCTGTATCTGTTTTAAGTATTATTCCTGTTGTTTGCAGGATAACCACCTTCTTTCAAACATTTTGTTAATATTTCTAATTTAGGTAAATATTCATTTTTTATAAAACTTTCATCATATTCTATTTCTAACATTTTGATTCTATTTTTATCTATTTCATTAAAAAAATTAATGTAATCTTTTTCTTGCAAAGCATATGCAACAATAAAAAGTTTTTTTATATTGCTTGCATACATTTCAACTTGTGCTTGCCTCCAATATTGTTTTGATACTTTAAATTCTTTATTTGCATTGTGTGTTTTTACTTCATAAATACAAGTATTTGTATTTCCATCTAAATTAACTCTTAATCTATCTATTATTATTTGCTTGTCCTTTTCTAAGTCTTCAATATTTAATGCATCTAATATTTTATGTTCATAGTTATTTCCTGCTTTGGTTGCTTCTGTAGAAAAATTGTTTTTATTTAATCCTAATTTCTCTAACCACCATTTTTCGAATGTTTTTGTTTCCCAGTTTCCTACAACCATACTTGTATCTGAAGCTCCTACGTAATAACTTCTATCTTGATTTTGTATCAATGTTTGATAAATCCCTTTCAAAGTTACTTAAAGTATCAAAATAACTAAATAGTGCTTTTATTTCATCCTCTGTCTTATGGAGTCTTTCTGCTATTTCTCTTACTGATAAACCTTGCTTTAATTTTTGTGTATATATTTGCTGACATCTTTCTTTAATTTTAAATATATCGTGTTTTGATAAATCATCTTCCCAATTATCTTTATCACTTTTTAATTCATCTTTTAGCCATAAATCAAATCCTAGTCCTGTTCTTACTGCAACACCTTTAACGAACAATCTAGTTTGACAATTCCATAACCTTTGTTGAGACATTGAGTTGTCTTTAACTGGATTTGAACCATTCGTAACAGGTCCTCGTTGAATAAACTCTAAATCATCTATTACAATTTTTACTGCTGTTTCATATACTTGATTTATATTTCCTTTACTATCTTTAAATTCTTTTTCAGTCATATACAGACTACTCCCAGTCAGTTCATTTACAACTGGTTCAAAATATACTCTTTCTGCTCCGTTTTCATGTAGTAAATCAATAACTTTTGCCCAATTTAAATAGTCTGCATTATCTCTTTTCTCAGTCCATTTACTTACATCTATTTTTCTTAATTCTTTATAACTCTTTAACATTAATCTTCCTCCTCAAACCAATCAGGTGCATCATTGTAATAATCTTCATCTTTACAATTTTGTTGCTCTTCAAAATATGCATCTATTAACAATCTATTTTCTAAATTCATTTTTTCTTCTCCTCTTGCAAATCTTACAAATTTATGCTAATATAAATTTGTAATGCTTTACATAAGTATTTTAATTATGGCTTGTCTGTCTTCGTGGTTGTTGTTAGACAAGTCTTTTATTATTATTTTATATTGATCTATTAGATACTTTAATGCTTCTTTATCTTGCGCATTTAACATATATGTAATTGCTTTTGCCAAAATATTTGCCATTTCTTCTTGCATTTCTTCTGTTCTCTTGTCTATTGCTTGTCCTATTT